AAAGAATCCATTCGCGCTCTTTTCTTGCGCGGCGTGAGCAATCTTGGGTAAACTTACCCTCAATTTGCTTGGCAATAGCCTCTAGTTGGCGATCTTTTTCCGCTTGTGCTTCTTCCACAAACGAAATCAAGTCCTCCATTGATGTTTCCATGATGGAAACTTGTTGTTCAAGATCGTTATTCATTAGAATTGGTATGGGTTTTTGTACTCGTAATTGCCGTATGGGTCTTCGGTGTATGGTAGTTTGGCGTGGGCAAGACCCATAATTGAATATCTGAGTGAGTCCTGGTGGTGATCTCTGCGTTTCACGATTTTTCCGTCCTTATCACGCTGGTAAGTTTCGTATTCGCTCAGTGTATGGTGGCAGGTTTTGAAGATTTTAAGTCTGCCTGTTTGTAGTCTTTGCCATACTGCAAAGATACCTGCCTCTACTGCGTTGTCTGCGGGGCGCACATCCAAATCTTCTTTGCGGTATTCAGTGATAAGTTTGACACCATCTACTTGTGATCTGCCTCTACTGGCAGGGTCAATCATAATAGGCATCCATTTACCTGTCCTATGTCGAATCCCTGCGGCGTTTGATGCGGGGTTTTGCTTTTCACCGTGGTATTCATCGTACACATATACAACATCGTTCTGTGTATCGTGTGCAATAAACACTGCTGCGGTTACGTTAAACCCTACGTCTAGTCCGGCAAGGCGCTTCCAATAGGAAGGAACTTGGAATGGATCGCATTCAATCATAGACCGTGGAATGGGATAAACGTTTCCCGCGCCCATGGTTGGATTGCCGTTCATACGCGCATCAATCAAATGCGGCGGTGTTGAACGCTTCATGTCCTCAATATCGTCTTGCGATAAATGAGGCGCGTGCGCCCAACCAGCTTGAATCAATACACGGTTAGGGTTACGTTTTACTTCTTCCATCAGTCCATTCCTTCGGTCAGCAACGTAGCTGTTTCCTTGAACTCAAGTGTTAGTGGTGTTAGTCCGTGCAAGGGTGTGTAGGTGAGAATCACAATGCCTTGCGTAGTCATGGTACGTAGCAAGCATTCATTGTGAATTGTGCTATCGCTTTCCTCATCTTCCCAAATTGCATCTACCGCTGCGCCGTAAAACGCTTTAACACCCTGCTCATAAGTGCGCGATGAAATGATACTAGGCTGCTTTGACATATCTGATTTGACTACAATCAAGTCAACCATGCCGCCTGTGTTTGGCTTGGTCACAATGTCAACAATACCTGGTGCATTGCCTCTTGACATTGGTAGCATACCTGTGCCAATAGAAGTAGATTTACCTAACAGCGTTTCTTGCACTGATTCCTTGAACGTGTTGTTACGGTCAGCACAAGCCCACACCTTGATGTTCTTTCTAAATACTCGTCCTTTCCACCAATCCGGGTATATACCAGTCGTCCAACAAGCAGTGCAGTAAGCTCCCGCAAGGCTGTTGTGTGTAACAACGTAGTTTGAGATTACGTAAGTGTGATCTTCGCTGTCAACTTCAATGCACCTAGCATAGTCTTGTCCGACCTTTTCAATTTTGACAATGACGTTTTCTGAACCGTTCTTTTTTGCTCCTAGAGTTTGTTTCTTGGCTTTTCTTGGCAATCTGAACAAAGGAACGTCTGTCGTCCAAATGCTGACTCTATAGGCTGTACCTATTTTTTTCTCGCCCTTGTACCGGCAACTGGTTTGTTTTTTCTTGATGGTGCACCGGATGCCAAGACTTCTGCAAATATCTGCAACATCTTTAGCAAGTTGCTCGGACGTTGAAGAAAACTCACAAACTTTGTTTCCGCAATATCCATCTGTGTCCATCAGTCCTTGAAGGATTTCCAGCCTTCTTGAGTGATGCTTGTACTGCTCTGGAATAAACTTGTCGTGACAAGTCTTACCCGCCAAGCCAAGTTCTCTAACTGCATCTACTAGTTTACTGTGGTTTCTCCCGCCTGCATCACGTAGTCTTGACGAAAATCTGTATCCGTATTTGCCGTTGTGCTTTAGCACTGTGTCGTACTTCACTGCTTGTACTGCACAATAGTCTACGATTTCTTGATCTGCCGAAGTGATTCCAACTGAGTTGACTGAAAGACTTCCGTCACCTAACAAAAGCCCAAGGAAGTAAGGTTCGATTGTCAATTCTTTGTCATTAAAAGACAAAGCACTGACTACGGGAATTGAGTACCTTCTTCTTGGCTTCGGCTCATAGCCAACGTGCTCAATAATGTCTTTTAGTGACTTTACTTCCCATTCACCATAGCTGGCATTTTTCCACGATTGCCTGCCCTTCCTAGTGTATTCTTTGACAAACCTGGCACGTGGAGACTTGCATTTCCATTGATGGTCAAGTCCGCAGTCTACGTAAGACCCGTCGTTAAACCACACTCTGTAAATGTCTTTTAAGCCCTGGTCAAATACGCCAGAGACCTTTACTCTTAAACCGTTTGGATCGCAAACCTCGTCACCTTCTTTTAGTTCGCCAATCGGTTTCCAGCCGTCAGGTGTAAGAACAGGTTCTGAAATGCGAACCTCTTTGCCTACGCGGTTACCGGCCATAAACAGCACTTCTTTGTGCTTGGCAGTGGCGTCAAAAAACATTCTGTGACGCTGGTATTTCTCAATGCTTAGTGGTCCATCTGGTTTGAAGTACTTGAGGTGTCCAGAAAAATCTTCTAGCTGTTGGATGTGTTCAGCTAGCTTGGCAGCGTACATCAAGTCTTGTACGTTGTTGCCAATCTTTTTGACTTCCTTCTTTTCAAATGAGCTTAGCAGCTTGTTCAGCTTTGCAAACTCATCTGGTGTAACGTCCTTGTTAAACTTCATAGGTTAGTGCTTGAACTGCTTATCCTCTAGGATGTTTGATAGAGTAGGCGCAAGCTTACGAAGCTCTTGCTTGGCCTCGTCTAACGTCATACCGTCAACGTGGAATAGTGACTTGTTATCCGTTTCACTACGCTCAGTCCAACCGTAGCGGTTTTGCATAACCAGCTTGATGACAGCAGGGTTGCCTTTTTCCTCACCAAACGATACTTTGCGTAGCTTTTCTTCCCACCATGCAAGGGCAATCGTCCTGCCAAACGAAATCAGTTTGCGGAACACTGCGTCGTTTTTGCTACGCCCGTCAAAATCCTCCTTACTGATGTTGAGTGCTTTGCAGATTTCGGCATCGCCTGCACCTTCACTGTAAAGGAAAAGGATGCGTCGTTTTTCGTCTAGTTCGTTAAAGTCCATTATTTTTGTACTGTCCAATGTTCATACGATGCTTTTCCATCCAGCACCAGAACCTGTGTCATGCACGCACCAGATAGTGCTGAAGTTGCGAAAAATCCGGTAACCCATGCCCTGTCGCAGCGTTGAAGTCGCTTGGAGTACCAACGCTTATCCACGATTCCCACGTGCTGCCTGCGGTGTAGTAGCCCTGATTTTTCCAGACGCTAGGGTTGCCACCAAGCTGCGTAACAAACACGCGCACTGCTCCAGGTAGAGGCCACGTCGTTGTTGTGGTCGAGTAGCGATCCTTGTCAACAACGCCTGTGCGTAGTGATCCTGCGATGTTTGCCATTAGCTGAACGCCGGGGCTGCGCTGCCGTTCCATGGCAGTACAAAGCTGCCAAACACAGCAAACTGATTGCTGCCATCGGCAGGGATCATGTCGCCGCTGGCGCGTACTGTTGAAACAGCCCAAAGATCAAATAAAGACCCGTGACGCCCACGTACTCCTGACGTAATGCACGCTATGCCAAGTGGCCACATATCCCACGACGAATCTACTTCGTTGGCGATGTTGCCGATTGCAGTATCAGTGGAAAAGTTGTTGCCCATTCCCTCGATGGTAAGGCTCACACTGCCATTGGTTGACCCAATTCGTGAGCGCGCAACAGGGGATGTTGCAGAAATGACGCCAGTTGTATTCGTGTTTAACCCACCGCTGGCGAAGTACAACGCACTAAAGTTGGGAGTGCTCCACCCGGTTGTTGGATTGTTTGGCTTATCAAGCACAATAAGTGTTGTGAAGTTGCCGGAATATCCTACCAAGATGCGCGTGCATTGTCCATCCGTGGACTGCATAACGCTCCATCTATTTGAAACGTCGGTCCCTGCAATCCACTGCACTGAACTAGCGACGGTCAATTCGTCTGTAGCAGTCGGTCGAGCGGTCGTACTTCCTCCTGAAAATCCACTAATGGAAGTGAGGAGGGTTAAGTTCGAGGGGGTGGCATTTTCGCAGGAAATCAGAAGTTCATATGTCGTACCAATGCCTGTCTGCCTTAAAACAATCCACGAATGCGCTGTTCCTGCGTTAGCCCAAACAAGGTTTGTATCGGCAGACCAGCGATCAACTCCATCGCCGGCTGTGCCTGCTGTAACAGAGTCGCACGAGTAGCGAACCGTCCAAGGGTTTGTAGCAAACCCAATCATCGCGTCCTTTATCCCGCGAAGGGTTTTGCGACAATCAGCCAGAGCCGTTCCTTGTGCAGTTGTCTGATTGTTGACATTGAATTGCCAAGTTTTGCTGAGAGTGGGGAGTGCCATGATTTGATCCTATTATGGTACAAGACGGACTCGCGCCGAGGTGCACGTCGCGTAGTCTATACCGTTGTTCGTGGTAAGCCAGATTCGCACGGCAAAAATGCCAGCGGTTCCGGTGGGACGAAATGCGGTGGAAACCGTAGCTGTTGCAAGAACCGATGTGGTGCTGGCGCTAGGCGTTACTGTGCCAACTACAGTTGGTGATCCACTACCTGTGAGGCGGATCAAGTCACAATTCACGGTATTGCCAGCAGAGCTAGTTGAAATGGTCACTTCTAGCGTGGCTGTGCTTGTTCCTGAAGTGCCAAGTGCTGTGTCAGTCGGGTCGAAATAAAACTCGCCAACGACGCGCTTGTTCGTGCTATCTGTCTGTGTCGATGTGCTCCCGGCAAATGCGTAGATGAATTGCTCGGCATAGCCAGACGACGCACTCAAAGTGGTTCCGGACATTGATAGGTTAGTACCAAGAGTAATTTCTTGTACCGATCCTGAACCGCTATCGCCGCGCCCTAAAAGTTTTGATGCGGCACTTACGTCTTGAATCTTTGCGTAGGTTACAGCTTGGTTATCAATCGTAAGCGTTGTACCACTGCCACCTACGGTAATGTCGCCGTAGTCACCGTCTGGTAGTCCACCGCCACCGGTGCCGTTTGCTGCTGCTGTTACTCTGCCATCTGCACCTACAGTGATGTTGGCGTTTGTATAGCTACCTGCTGTTACACCTGAGTTTGCTATTGTTGGGTTTGGGTAGGTGCCTGTAAGCGCTCCGCCGGCTGATCCAGTAGGTGTACCTGGCACATCAACCGTTACTGTTGTACCTAATTTTGTTGCAGTTACACCGGCACCTGTTATGTTTACTGTATCAAATGCCCCGGCGCTAGCGATTTCAAGACCTTCATCCTGTACAGCGATAGCGTTCTGCTTACCGGCAACTTTCTTTATAAGTCCGGCAAGGTTAGTTCTATCTTGTACAGTGTTGTTCGGCACTAGGTAAACTGTCTATCTACGCTAAGTGTTTGCTCTAGCTTTACAGCATCACACTCAAACCCAATCGTTGAACCGTTATCCAGTTTTGTATTCGTAATGTTGATTGTAAAAGCGTTCTCGTAAACAGTACCTTTTGAAAGGTCTGAGCTTCCATGGGTCTCCGTTCTTACAAGCACATTGTTGATGTAGAAGTACGTCGATGTTTGGTTTACGACAATCTTCAGATAAAAGTCTGAGTCGTCTACGAGCACTGACGTTGTGTAATGCGAGTCAATCAAATTGCCATCAGCAAAGTGGGTACACCAGTAGTTTGAAACATCGGCATCAAAATAAATGCTTACATCAGACGACAGTCCGAGCAACTGAAACGAAAACTTTTGCTTGCTACCGCTGGTAGAAATCCCGCCATTAGTCTTGAAAGTAATTCTTGTCTGATACTTGATAAGATTGGAGTTTGTGTAAGACAACGGGTATTCAAGAGAACCTACCCTGATTGCAAAGTAGTTGCTGGTTGAAGATAGACTGCACCCAATAGAACCTGCATAATACAGTCCCCTGCCAAGTGCAACATTGTCCCCATAAACAACATCCGTTGTAGGGTTCGTACCAAGCAGTGTAAACAACGTATTCCTTGAAAGGAAGTCGTCAAAAATGACAACACCGTTATTTACATCGGTGATTGTTTTTACAGCCCCTCTTGCTTTGTATGCTGAAAGAGTGTTTGACATTTTCTTTAACTTAGATAGTATTTGCTGTAGCATACACGCCATTTAAAGTACCTGAAATAGCGGCCCTGATAGGTCCGGCAGGTAGCTCAAAGTTTACTCCTCCGCCTGCGGTCAAGGTTATAGGTGACGACGTATTGTCAGTTGCAGTGATCCACGTCGTAGCGTCAGGTCCAAGATACTCTAGGGAAATGCTTCCTCCTCCAGTGAGCGTACCTGCTACTGAAAATCGTCCTTTACCACCTCTCCACCAAACAGAGTTTCCGGTTGCTGATCCATTTGTAATTAGTTGAAATACATAGTTGTTTGTGCTCATTTTCTATTCCACTGATAGGCCACATTGCCTGTAAAGTACAAACCAATAAGCCAAATGTATCCGTCTACAAATTGCTCACCAGAAAGTTTATTGATTAAAAGTAGAACGACAAAAACCGCCATAGAGGCGGCTGTTAAAAGAAACTTGCGTGATTTGTAGTCGTTCAATTTGTTTGTGTGAACCACCCTAGTAGCTTGTTCCACCACTTCGTTGGTTGAGGTTGTGTCTGGATTACAAGGGTGTTCCAAAGTGCAATCTCCTTTGCTCTGCGGTTTGTCAATCCTTGACTTACTACGGTTTTACCGTTAATTGTTGTTTTGTTCCACCGTGCCAATTGCGTAGGTACTTCTTGATATTTACCTAGGTTTAGCAACTGTAGCAGGGTAGAGTTCTTGAAACTCTCGATTCCGACGTTAAACGCAAAGATTACAAGTGCGTCAAACTGGTTGTCGTTTAGCGGTACGCGAACGGAGTTGTATACAGCGTCCTCATACTTTTGTAGGTCAGTTAAAAGAATCTGTCTCGATTCTTCCTTACTGATTTTCTGACCAATGTAAACATCACTTCCTGTGTGTCCTACACCGATGGTCAGTGTTCCTAGCACTTTGTCGTTTGGCGCTAGCTTTACGTTTGGGCGTGCATCGTCATACGCTTCCAGTCTTTCCCCTTCCCATTCTATAAGAAGGTTTAGTCCTCTGTCTGAAATTGTACGCATAAGAGTGGAGATACTACAGAAGGGTAAGGATGTTAAACATCGTTATGATGAAGGCTGCGGAAAGTAACTCCTGTTAGCTCACCGCAACCCTGTAGTTCTCTCTTAATCCTTTTACTCTTTCCGTCCTTGGAGGTACAACTTCCTTAGTTCAGAGCTTCTCTGACTTCTAGCCAGCTACCAGCGTAGACAACAACGCCAGTGGAGTTTGCTTGCTCCGCAAAACGCAGCACAAGCGTGCCTGAGCCATTGCAAACCAGGTAGCCGTCAATCTCTACCTCGGTGACTATGGTCGTCGCAGACGCCGTGCTGGTAAGGCTGGTGACGTTTGAGTCAGCAATAGTGGATGCAGTAAGAATCTTGTAGTTGATCTGTGTGCCGGTCGTTACCGTGGCTGTGCCACCGCCTAGGTCCAGCTTGATACCGTTGCTCGTGACACCAAGGCAATACAGCGTACCCTTGACGTGGTACTTGCTATTCGCTTGTAGTGGCGCACCACCGTTCAGGTAAAAGCCCTGGTCAATCGCAAGGCCAGTGCTAGCAGTCAGCGTAGTACCCGCAACGGTTTGATTGGCGGTAGCGACAACACGATTGGGAATCGCACGACGCAGAATGTGGATAAGGGCTTTGTTTTCCTGATCGTCAAGACCGGAACGTGAAACAATCTTGGTTAGTACAGCATGGGCAGTAGCCATCAATAAATCCTCTCGGAATGGTATGTGTTCTTAAATAGTTTTTGGAATAGGATGTGACAACCAGCACACAAATCTTGATTGTACACCTTGTCATTCTCAACGAATGAAGTCTTGTGCTCTATGCAATCTGTCTTGCACCAATCGCATTTCACCTTCGGTCGTCCACGACGGGTTTGCAGCTTAGACTTATCTATCAATGATTTAGTTCCTTTGGACAATAGTTGTCTTTTTGAGAGCTTTTGGGACATAGCACGCTTTCGCGTCGCACAACCCATTCACCCTCAATCATTGATCTACCTTGTCTAAGCAGTCTTCTTTCTGTCAAGAACCCAACACCATCCTGGCAAGTGGGCACTAACGCACGCGCCTTTCGGCATGTCCCGTATTCATTCTTGTTTTAACGCCGCTCTCAAAGCGTCGAAGACTACCACCGGCTTTTCTTCCCAGCCACCACCGTAGGGTGCACTGCTTAACGGAGGGGAGTTCCGTAATTCCAACGCCACCAGACCAACAACTGTAGGTCATACAAGTCTTGTTCTGATAGTTTCATCAGTCCGATTATATCCTCATCTTGTACTTTTGTCAAGTACAACGTCTAATCTACATTCACCTTTTGTTTAGGTACAAGCACTCCGTTGTAGAAGATACCACAGTTGTTGTACGTCCAAGGTCCGTCAGGATCAACCTTGGAGAACCATGCACCCTTCTTTGTCAACGGTGATTTGGTCTTTACATCCCACGGACGATGTAACTGCATTGTATCTGTACAAAATACATCCTGAGCTTCATTCCAAATCCTACACCATTCCTCTACGGTAAGATTAAAGGAATCATGGAAGGTTTCCTTGTACCTGAACTTGATCTTCTTCCTATACCTGAAATAGCTCATCCGCATCGTTCTATAGTAAGCCCTGCACCTATCTTTCTTCTGTGGACTCATATTGTGCCAACGCCTTCGATTCATCCACCGCTTCACGGTCGGATGCTTCTTCCCTCGCATGTCTGGTCTTTTAACGTATTTCTTACGTAGTCTACCAATGGAATTGTACTTCTTCCCCCACCTTACCAACCTACCATTGACCATGTACTTATTGCCTTCTATACGCTCTTCTACGGGCTTTGGAGGTCTACCCCTAGGTCTACCTACATGCTTAGGCTTAGCTGGCTCTACAACGCTTCCTAGGCTGTTTAGGAACGTATCAAAATTATTTCCGTAATTATGGAAATGTTGTTTTGTCTCTTTCATATATCGTTATTAAAGGTATAGAGGGGGGTTTGGGAAGTGTGGTTGGGGGGATATGGACATTTCACTGCGCGATCGAAAGGTGCTACCCCCGGCATGTTGTGTACCATGGCAGCATCTTTTAGCATTGCATCGGCTGACACGACCGCTACCGCAAATGCGAATCGTTCTTACTTGCATTCATTGGCATCGTCGGCAGTCAAGTCACATGATCTATTGATTATGTCAAATGCCGGTCATGTTACTCGATGGAGAGCTGCGGATCGGAAAAATGTAGGG